TTGTAGGGCTTTTATACGACCGGCGGTTGTGTCAGCTGCTCGGGCTGCGGCGCCACCCGTAGTTTCTGCGACCTGCCTCATAATCTGCTCAAAAGACGCGCCGTTATCTATTGCTTTTTTAAGTGACGGGTCTAGTGAGGCCAAGCCCTTCATCTGCCCGTTTACAGCTTTGGCTACGGCGTCTGAAGCTGTAGCCAAATCGGTACCGCTTGACGCCGCCAAATCTTGCGCGGTGCGTAGCAACGTCTGTGCCTGCGACAAGTCGCCTGTAGCGGTCACAAGTGACGCCAACGCCGGGCGTAGCTCATCGTCAGCCGTAGCCGTCGCCAACGACAAGCTGCTAATAAACGCTTCGTTCTCTGCTATCTGTGCCTTAGTTGCACCCGTTTGGCGTTCTAACACGCCTGCCAACTGGTCTTGCGCCGCCGCGTCAGCAATAGCGGCAGACGTAGCCGATACAGCTGCAGCACCTAACGCAACAAGCGCCAAGCCTGCTGGTATTGCCGCTTTTTGTAAACCAAACTGTGCGCGTTCGCCAGTTGTTTTTAGCTGCTCAAATTGTTGGGTGGCCTTCTCAATGCCCTTGCTGTCAAAATCTGAAATAATTGGTATGCGAATTGCAGCCATTACATAGCCAAATTCTTGTTGACAGATTGCATAAGGTCTTTGACCAGGTTAAACATGCGCTGTTCGACTTCGTTGCCTTGCGTTAAGTAGCCAGGCCACATAACGCGCGACGGTTGCCCAAACATTGCTGTAAGTGAGTCAACAAACCTGCCGCCCTGCAAACTACGCCCACCCTGTTTGCCTGCCATGTCAATAATGGCTGCAGCCGGGTTGCGTTGCTGTATGCGTATTACCGATTGTGCCTTTTTGCTGGTGTCAATTTTAATGCCTACGCCTTTTTGTGCAGCGGCCTGGTCATACGGGAATTTTGTGGCGTTGCGTTGTGTCCAGGGGCGTTGCATACCTGACAGGTATTTGCTTGGGTATTTGCTTTTTATGGCGTCAACGGCAGGTTTAACAATGTCTTTGGCTTTGGCGTTTATTTGTTTGCGTAGGTCTGGGTCAATGTCGTTTAGCTCTTTAAGCGCTTCTTTGACCCCAAAGACTTTTATCGTCATGGTCGCTGTCATTTGTTGGCCGCCTTGTTTAGCACATAAACAACAGTAGTGACGTCGCGCGTATCAAAGGGTACATCGTGCGGCCAGTAGCCGGTAGCCGCAAGTATGTGGGCTAGTTGGCGGCGGTAGGTGCCGCTTCCGTAGGGTTTGGGTCGGTCTGGTCGACTCCCTCAATTTCCATGTCTGGGTTGTTTTGCAGCCACTCTTGCCATTTGGTTTCTTTAATTTGGCGGCCTGATTGCTTAAACATAAAAAAAGCCCACGAAACCATGTCGCCCATACCTACGCCGCGCCCGTCGCTTATCTTGCGGCCCTCTGTGCGTTCCCACTCTGTAATGCACAACAGGTTGGTCAACACCTCAACAGGTGTGTCGCCTGGCTTTAAGGTCACGGCAAGTTTAATTTTCATAACGCCTCTCTGTCTATTGTTTAGTTTGTGTTACGGCGTTACGTCTTGGCTAAATGTGCCGCCGGTAAACTCAATGTCAATGGTTGACAATTCGCCCAGGGCCATGTTGGCGACAGGCAGATTTGGCATAAAGGTTGACGTCAACGTTAGAACTGGGTTTGTGACGCTAATAGCGGCGCTACTTGGTTTAATCTCAACGGTTACTTGCGTGCCAACTAAGGCCAACAGCGTTGCGTAGGTTTCGGCGGTTGCGTAGGAATTAAACAGCGTCAGCGTGCAGGTGTTTGTTTCCAAGCCCTTTACATAGGTGCGTGCCAAACTTCCAAAAGTTGTTTCTTCCAGCGTGTCATAGGCAACTGTCATTACGGCTGCGGTGCATTGGTCGCCGAGCTCTACGGCGCCTACTTTGACGCTTGCTGGGTTAGAAAGGTATGTGCTAGTTGCCATTGTCGTTTGTCTCCTCTGGGTCTGTTTTTACTTTACGGCCTTTGCCTTGCGGTTTGGGGGATACTTCGTTAGCGATTGCAATAAAGCCGCCTGCCAATAAGCGTTGCGCGTCTGCCTCGCTATTTGGCGTGTACACGTCGCCTGGCGTACCTACCCGGGGGCTAATAACTAGGTAGGTCATCCTGTTTGGGCTTGCATTTCGGCAGTCAGCTCATAGGCAGGCAACATAACGCCGCCAATTTCTAGGGTCGTGGGTCGACCTGACGTTATGGCAACGTTTTTGGTTAACACCAATGACGCGGTGTTTAGCAATGAGCGCATGGCGTCTAAGTTACTAGGCCCCAAGCTAATAATCTGTAATGGGAACGTCATCTTGACAATGTTGTAATTAAAGGCTGTAAACGACGGGGCGCCAAGCATGACACAGGGCGGCACAAGGTTTCGTGGGTCGGTTACTACCTGCAGGCCTGTAACGGTGCCTAGGAACGCTGCTAGGTCGTCTAGGGCCTCGTTAAACAGGTCTGTGAAGGCTGCTACGGGCATTAGGCAACCTGTGGGCGGTCAATGCCTAACAGTTGTTTAATCATGGGCGACAGGCCTACGGTTGGCGCTGTACCCATTTCGTTAAATGACGCAAACACGTCTATTGACCCTCGCGCCCGGTACAGGGCGCCGCCCCACATAATCGTGCCTAGCGTGACGTCGCCACTAGGGCTTGTTGCAGACGTGTCATAGTACCCGGCTTCGTACCGTCGCCTAAAGGCCATTGCGTTAACAGCTGAAGCGCACACAGTTAAAAACGCCTGGTCAGCGGCAGTAGCTACACCTATGCCTAGCCAGTCCTCAATTTGTGCGGCTGTTATCCAAGTGCATACAGGCGTAAACGTAATCGTGCCAGTAGTCGAACTGCGGTCAACGTCTGTGGAATTAACAGCAAACATAACCTGATTAGGAACAGGAACGTCAATGTTGTACATTGGGTCGCCTTCGCCGTTAAGGCCAAGGTATTCGTACTGTGGCTGTGCGTACACGGTGAACGTGCCGTTAAACGGTGCGCCTACACCTGCGACGGTTATTGGGCGGTCTGTCTCAATTTCGCTGTTAACAAGCGTCTGCAAAACGGCGTAGCCGTCTGTTAGTTGCTTAAAACTAACCGTGTAAACGGCCATTGTTTAGCCCTTTTTTGTGTTAGCTAACGACGATGTACTTAACCATGTTGCTATCGGCAATGAAAGTTGCAACGTAGCCGTAGTAGCTAAACGTGCGGCCCAACGTACCTGGCACTTCGACTGACAAAATGCCGCGCACCTGCTCGTAGAACTCGCAAGCTGAACCGCGAGCCACAAACAATGAGCCTGCAGCAAAGTTGCGGTCAGCAACAAGGTTGAGCCCAAATGGGTTAAACGTGTTGGCAACCGTAATGTTTGCTACGCCTGCACCGTTTACGCCCATAAGACCTGCTGCGCCTGCGTATGGGAAAATTGGTCGGTTATCTGCATCAAGCTGACTGCCAAGTTTTTTCCACACGTCTGCAGACACAAAAACTGTGTCGGGCAAGAAGTTGGTAGCGCTCAAAATGTCGGTTGCTGCGTCATACATTGCAGCAATTAACGTGCTTGGGTCGCCAGCGGTGACAGTCCAAGTTGAGCCTGACGCGCTTGCGCCTGTCGCAATGGCGTCAGCGGCTACGTCATCGCTCTTAAGCATGTACTGGCCAACAAGGTCTTGCAAAATAATTTGCATTGCGCCCGGCGAAGTGAAATCAATGTCTTGCACCGACAAAGTGACTTGCCCGGCAAGCGTGGTCTTGGTGACAACGTTTGAAGCAATGACTGGCGTAGTTGCGCTTGCTGCTGCAAGTTCGCTGGACTGTGCGGCAACGCTTGGGTGCGTAGTCCACGTTGGGCGAATAAACGTTTTTTGGTTTCCGCCGTCTGGCATGGCGCGCGCACCAATTGCCGCCACAACAGGCCTGACGTAATTAAGGTTCTCAAAAACCGGTGCCAAAACGGGAACGGGCAACAAGCCCAAAGTATCGCCGGTTGTTACGTCGCCTGCTGCTGCTTGCAATGCGGTTTGTTTGCTGCGCATAAATTCTGTGGCGGCTGCTGCGACGTTGCGGAAAGTTTCGCCGCCAATGTGCATTGCTGCGAGATACTCGCCGGCTGTTGGCAGGTCGAACTTGCGCTTTGGTTGCGCTGGCAACGCTGGGGTTGGAATAGTTGCTTCAATGGCAACGCTGTTGTCGGTGGTCATGGTCTTTTTCTCCTCTGTGGTCACAGGTTCATTATGGCTTACGGTTTCGGTGTTGTGGGGGATACTTGCCGCTACGTCAGTTATGTTGGCGGCGTCACCAAATGCGCCTACTGGCACAAGGCTAAGTTCTATCCAGTCAGCGGCCTCAACAATCATGCGTTCTTCATCGTCATAGCTAAATTTTGTGGGGTTTACGCCAACAGAAACTTGGTCAATTGTGCCATCTGCAGCCATAACTAGGGCGTCATTGCCAAGGGTTGTGGCACTAATTCGGGCCGTAAACATCATGGCCTCATCGGTGTCTACGCGCTCAGTTACTACGCCTACGGGTTGGCTGTGGTCGTGGTACATAAACAGCCGGGGCGCTTTACCGTCAACCGGCAGACTGCCTGGCTTAAACATAATTTCGCTGCCGTCTGACACAACAGCAAACACGTTGTAAGGAACGGCTACGCCGCTAATGGTGCG